GGGGCCAGGAGCGGGTGGTGGTTTATAGAACGGAGAACTGGGGTGTTCGGGTTCGGGAAGCAGTTCGCGAGGATCAAAGGTGCCAAAGGCACTGTAACGCCGGTAAGCGTCGTCGTCTTCGAATGGTATATGTTTAGCTTTACGCCCCATCAGTCGTACACCCGCACTGCGCTGGGGCGCTTCATGATGCCACCACTGTTCTGCTCAATGTCGAACATGGGCATACCATCGCCAGCCATTGAACCCTGTACGAACTCTTGCAGCACTTCAGGGGCTTCAATCCATGAAGCTGAACCTACGTGAGCACGTTCACGCATGGTTTCCTCAGGGTACTTGAAGAACATCTGTGAGTTGGTGTGTACGTCACGGCCTGGGGCTGGGGAGGTGTCTACGTATGCGCCACGTTGGAAGTCGTTGGGCACGTCGGTGTCAGTAGCCACGCCTTCTTCAAAGCGGTTGGGGCCAGCGTTCATAGGCATGTTCATGCCCATTGACCGCTCAAATACGTTGACGCCTCGTTCGGGGAGACGGGGTGCTGGACTAATAGCCATTAAGTAATCCTCCTGAGGGATGCTCGTAAACATAGAATATCACTTTTTTACATGATTATCTGTAAAATGGTGACTCACTTACTGATATCTGAGGCAGGGTATTCATTTGCGTTAGGTTACAAGCGATAGCCAGTGAATCAGGATAGTCATCGAAAGCGCCTCGTTCATCAGGTGCCGCCGCTAACAGGTAAGGGCCGCGGTAGACCTTTTCCAGATCTGACATCTGTTGATTGAACTTCTTCCATGACCTGGTGCGCCTGGCTTTAGAGTGACCAGGAATGATGAGTTGCTCACGTTGGATAAGTTCAGTCAAGTGGACCCAGCGCTCGTTCTGGGTCTTGGCATCAGAAGCAACAGGGAGCACTTCGATGGTAGGCATTAGGATCTGTAAACGCTCTGCCACAGCACCGCCAACGCCCTGACTATCCACTCCAATACGATAGACATCGTATTGGCGTACAAAGTCGATAATCTCAAAGTACTGCTTCTCCCATTCCACGTCGTTGATCTCAAGCCAGTTCAGCACACGGTGTTCATAGAAGCCGAACCCATCTGGATGGTCCCAATCAACCCAGACAGCGGTGGCAACTGTGGAGTCGTTGGATCGTGCAACGTCAATTCCAATAACAATGGGTGTGCGCCACCACGATTTGACAAGACCCATGGATGCATCGTACATACGCTCAAGACGTTCGTCGGTGACGAACATGCCCTTTTCAAGAATGAATTCATTCTTGTATGACATACGGAACTCGTCAGAGTCTTCACCAAGTCGCAGTTTCTCTTTGGCGATGAACTTGGCGTAGTTGTTGTTGAACTTACTGGCTATTCGGTAGTCATACTCAAAGTGCGCCAACCGATGGCCCCTTCGGAAAGAGGCGTCTCGGCGTCGGTTGTATTGAATCATCTTGTAGAAGTAAGACTTTTCACGTGTGGCAGTACCAGTTAGCACAATGGTCCCGTTGTTGAACGCCAACATGGGCTTGATGCTCTTGGTAATCATTACCTCGTCAGCACCTTGGGCTTCGTCTACTACAACGAAGTGGTACGTTTTTGATTCAATCTTGGCTTTAGGGTTACAGGTCTGCATACGGCAGAGCGAGCCACTGCGCTTAAGGGCTATCACTTTGCCTTTTCCTCGTGACCCACCTGGTGCAGCTTTGTCGTCAAGTTCAGGATCAAGTAGAAAATCCAGGGCGTGCTCACTTGTCAGTTTGCTAACAATGCGCCCAAAAATGGTGTCTGCTTGCTCCTCAACTGGCGCAAATACGCCACACCAGAAGCCCTTTGAAAACTTGCTTAACCACGTTGGGTATACAGTGGCAAGTTTTGGAAGTATAACCATCATGGCTGCGAGTACGTTTGATACGCACTCGCTCTTGCCAGACTGACGGGTGGCGATGAGGGTGAGTTCTTCACCGTCACCAAGAATGATGGATTCAATAAAGCGATAAGCGATAGGAACTTGGTATGGAAAAAACTCTATATCACAGAACTCTTCTGTAAACAGAATCAGCTTTTTTACAAGGTGGTCAATGAACTCTGATGATGTTTCATCAAGTTCCTCATTGACCTCTTCCGCTAGCTCCTCTTCAACTTCCAGTTGAGTTTCACTCACGACTACCTAGCTCTTTCCACAATGCGGCGATTGCTTCAATAAGCATATCAACATCTTCTTTGGGTATCTTTTTATCGTACTTGTAAGAGTCGAAACCTTTTCCAAGCTGCATGATAAGAGAATCCATCCAAAGGATTATGTCAGGGGTTGACATCCTGACTGCACGGGATGCAACACGTGTGTTTTCTTTTACCGTTGTTTTGGGCTTATTAAAGATTTTCATTGCCATTCCTTTATCTGCTTTGCAGGAATATCAAGGAACCGCCCTTGTAAAGCGTGTAGTAGGCCGTCCTCCCCCTCTTTTAGTTTTGGGGTTTTGCAGATGCCAACCTGGAATGTGTATTTGTAAAAGCGGATTTGTATACCTTTGCCGGTTTTCCAAGGTGGGGCTGTATGGCGCATTGTAGCCCTGCATAAGAAAGGATCTTTATGCTTACCGATATCCCTTGTAATCCAGTAAATCGGCCCAATGTACTGGAGCCTGTTCATAGTGTCTCTGAAAAGAAAATAACAACCTATTAGAAATAGTATGATTCCAAAATAAAGCATATGATCTCCTTGTAGTTCATCTAAAATCCCAAGGGGGGAGTCGTGTTAAACGTATACTGGCTTCTATCAAAGTTGCCAGCGGGCTGGCCATCTCTAGTGCGCAGTTCAACTGCGTGCCCATACGAATCGGCGTCTAAGAAATACCTTCTAAATGTGTCAACTGTGATGTCCTCAAACATTGATATGTTTGAGCCTTTTACCCATTTTATATACAAGTTAGCAGACATCCTTTTTTCAAAGGAAGATTGAGAAGTAAACGCTTTGTCGTCCAGATCTACGATTGCTTGGTATACCTCATCTATACCACCAGGCAAAGAGTAAACAAACTTAGATATGCGGGAGCTGGACTTATTGGAAGACTCCCCGTCTTCGGGTGCTGTAGTTAGCGTAACCGGTTTAAATAGTTTGACAATCTCTTCTGGGTCCATTCCACCGGCTCTGAGTTTACTAGCTACTTGACTGTAGGTACCTGGTGTTTCTCGGGTTGCGTACTGCCAACCCTCTTCTGTTGGCTCTTCTATCGGGGGGCTAAGCAACGCTCTCTGATACGGAGTCTCTACATCAGAGCCAAGATCCCAGCTTGCAGGCCCCTTCCAGTTAGGACCTAACCCACCAAGTCTTTTAGGTTTTTCTGCCATCAGCTAACCTACCAAACTAGTTAAACACCAATGTTAGAGCGCCACTATAACCGTTTGTGTCAATACCACGAAGATCACGGTAACTACTAGAGTCTAGTGTCATCATTCCTTTAGCAGCCCCAGATCCAAAGTTAGCTAAGAAGTTTGAAGGTAGTGAATAGGTAGCAACAGCATCTGTGCCACTCATGTTTGGGCCGTTATCAGCGATGTATAGCCCGTTTGGTGGTGATGCACCGTTTGTAGTGTCACCAGCGCTTGTTAATGAGTGTTGGCTAATGTAGTTGTAGCCTGAATATCCATTGTTACCGTTGCGCACCATAACGATGGTTCCTGAGTCTGGAGTGTACCCCTTACAGGTATCAGAAACGCCAGTACCGTAAAACCAGTACCCATACTGAGTACCGTATGTGGAGCTGATGTAACCGCTTGAAACACCTTGGTAGGTAGCACGGAATCCACCGCCACCTGTGGTTTTCCAGGTTGCTGTTTGCGTTGCTCCCAATGTGAATGTTCCCAAAGGTTTAGCTATTGCCCCGGTGGCAGCGCTATACGCTGAGTTTCCATAGTTATCTTGGGCGTACGTGCGATAGTACACCCAACCCCCTCGGTAAGCGTTACTAAGAATATGACCATAGAGCGTGCCATTGGTAGCAAGTGGGGTTAAATAGTTCCAGGTAGCACCTGAGTCGTAACTGACTTCTAGTTGGGCTACAGCAATACCGGTATTGTCTGAAAATACCCCATATGTAACATCAAAACCAGGGTATGCCTGGTTCCAAGCAAGTGTAGGTTTAGGCGCAGTTGGTGGGGTCGTGTCGTTGATACCAGCTTTGGTTGAAGATTGGACCCAAGAGGAAGTCAAACCGTTTGAGGCTACATCATTACGGGAGCGCACTTGAGCGTAGTATGACGACCCATGCGCTGCTCCCGACCATTGATAACTAGACACAGCCCCTAATTGGGTAGCAGACCCACCGTTCAAGTTCACATCATAGTTAGGGCCACCACCTGTCCACGTTAGGGTCAGGGTTCCTGGGTTCGTGGCAGTGAACGATGAAATGGTGGGGGCATTTGGGGCCGTGCCCACAGTTGTCAGAGTGGTATCAGAAGCAGTACCAGTTGCTGATGCTACGAGAGCACTGCTAGAACTGGGGAACGTAGATAGAGAAGTAAATCCTAGCTGCTTCGCAGCAAGCGCAGTGAACCCCATGGTTTAGGCAAACCTAGTTTGAGATGCCAGTACTGTAAAAGTTGCCGAGCCGGTCTTAATGATTGTAAACACGTAAGCATCAACACTTGATGCGCTACCTGCAGTGGGTGCAGTACCGCCCTGCCATTTTGGAGTAACAGCAGTGCCATCTACCTGTAATACCGTTGGGCGATATGCGGTAGTACCGTTGGTAACAGCAAAGCCGACTGTTACGGACTGCCCCGTGCTCAAAGTGGAATCCATGCTTGTGGTGCCGTTACCACGGAAGTTAAACGTCCAGTTAGCGCTGGCGTTACTGGTGTAGTACCAGTTCACACCTGTCAATACGTCTACGTTTATTGTGCCGGTAGCTGCTGTAGCAGATACTTGCCAGTTCTCTTTAGGAGTTACAAGTAACGGGGTGTTTATGGTAGGGCTATTTATGGTAGGCGTCGTCAGGGTGGGCGAAGAAAACGTTGCGCTTGACGCTGTTACCGTACCGGTAATAGTGGGGGCTGTAATAGTGGGGCTACCACCAATGGTGCCAGTAATCGTTGGTGAAGTTACGATGGGGCTTGTTAGGGTTGAGGTCCACTTCATACCAACAGTGCTACTGGAGTCCGCTACAAGTATTTGGTCGTTTGCGCCAACAGCTAATGCGGCGGGAGCGTAAGGGGCGCTGGCCCCTAGCAACGTCCCTTTAGCGGTGTACGCAGAGTTGTATACAACAGCGTTTGTGAAGCCCTGAGCTGACAACGCAGACCACTGTGACGAACCGTCGCCAATACGAAATTGCTTTGTAGTGGTGTCTACGCCGACTTCTCCTAGGGCAAGTACTGGGTTGGCGCTAGTCCATTCAGACGTTGACCCCCGTCTTAGTTGTATTTGAACAGGCATGGGTTATCGTGCTTTCTCTAATAATGCGCTAGCCACCATAATCAAATACTTGTATCAGCTCATTGCCTCTTGACCGATGATCTGGGTGCTCACATTAGCGGTGCTACCGCTAATGTTAGTTACGAGCACAGTAAGAATGTCGGTGGAGTTACCACGGATAGTGTTGTACAGGGCGAATAGTTGTTCAATTGGCTGGTCAACTGGGTTGTTTGCAGGAGCGAACACTGAGTACACAACCTCACCCGATGCAGTCCATGCTGTGGCTGCTGCGTCAACCACCGCAAAGCTGTTACCTGCAGCACTGTTTGCGGTAAACGTTGGGCCAGTTAGGTTGATCTGCGAAATAGGGGTGCTCGTTACGAGTTCAATGAACACAGGCTGGTCAGATGTAACCTGCAAGCGACGGGGAAGCACCTGACCACGGTTGATCTGACCAATCGTGTACGACTGGCTTGCGGTCGGTGCAGTGACGGTGCCGCCCGTGATGCTGTCAACAATGTTCAAGGTCGTAGCAGTGTTTGACACGATTCTGGCCATGTTCGGCAATATGCCACCTACGGCAGTGCCATAGTTAACCATGCGCCCTGCCCACTGGTTTACCGTCCATGTTGCGCTTGCCGCGACCAGGGTGGAGGGGGTGCCTGAGGTGATTGCTGCGCTGGCCTGGGTGTATTCCTGGGTGCCCATGATG